GGGTTGACACCTTAACGCTTTAGGGCTTAAGGTTTCAACACCCCAGCCGGCATGGTGCCAATCGGGGACAATCAGAGGAGGCCTTCATGGCCATTCAATTGAAGCGAACGGGCGACGTGTCTGCCCTCAACGTGCGGCTGCTGGTGTACGGCGCAGCGGGCGCGGGGAAGACTTCTCTCATTCCCACCCTGCCGGCTCCGCTCGTCCTGAGCGCGGAGGGCGGCCTGCTGTCGATCAAGGGCGCTGATGTGCCCTTCATCGAGATCAAGTCGATGGACGATCTCAAGGAGGCCTACCAATGGCTCACGGAGTCCGAGGAGGCCGCGCAGTTTAAGTCGGTGGCGCTCGACTCGATTAGCGAGATCGCGGAGGTGGTCCTTACGGCGGAGAAGGCGACCGCCAAAGACCCACGCCAGGCCTACGGGGCGCTGCAAGATCAAATGCAAATGATCATCCGGGCCTTCCGTGATCTACCCGGCAAGCACGTCTACTTTAGCGCCAAGATGGAGAAGGCCCAGGACGAAACGGGCCGGATCCTGTACGCGCCCTCGATGCCGGGCAATAAGCTGGCCCAGCAGCTGCCTTATTTCTTCGATGAGGTTTTGGCCCTACGGGTCGAGAAGGACGCCGAGGGGGTGCCGCAGCGTGCCCTCATGTGCGCCTCCGACGGCCTCTGGTCGGCAAAGGATCGGTCAGGGCGCCTTGATGCTTGGGAGCCGGCCGACCTGGGCGCGGTGATCAGCAAGATCATGGAGGTGGCGCGATGAACAAGTGGGAGTTGCTCAACCGCGCCGGAGCCGTGATCGAGGGCGACCGTGCGCGGGACTACGGCGACGCGGACGAAAACTTTAGCCGCATTGCCATTGGCTGGTCCGTCATCGCCGAAAGCGCCATGAATGACCACGGCGAGATCCGCCGCGAGCACGTCGCGCTCATGATGGACTGGCTCAAGACTTGCCGGCTCCTCGGCGAGCTCGGCCACGAAGACAGCTGGATCGACAAGCTGGGATATACCGCCCTAGGTGGCGAGATTGCCGACAAGGGCAAAGCGTTTGCGCTTGCCCCCGAGGAGGAGGTTTACGCATGACCACCGCTAAAATCGCCGAGATGATCTCCGCCTGGAATGAGGCGAAGCAAGCCGAGAAGGCTTGGCAGGACCGCCGCCGGATCATCGAGGATGAGATCGCCGAGAACCTGATCCTGGGCGAGCTCGACTCCACGCAAACGGTCACTGCCGGACCCTGGAGAATGAAGGTCACACAACGGCTCAATCGGCGCATCGACACTGATGCGCTGGAGGAGCTCGCGGCGGAGCACGGCCTCCAGGCCCACCTCGCCGATCTATTCCGATGGAAGCCGGAGCTCAATATCCGGCAATGGAATGATGCCGATGAAGGCATCCGCAAGGCCCTGGAAGGGGCAATCACAACTAAACCCGGGCGGCCTTCGTTCGCCCTTGTAACCAATGACTCGAACGATGGAAAGGAGCAGTAAACATGGCACAACTAGGACAGGTTTTTTCCGCATCCGACGCACCCGAGAGCGACAACTATTCGCCGATCCCTGCGGGATGGTACAGCGTCCGGATCACTGAGGCTGAGCTCAAGGACACAAAGGCCGGCACGGGCCAGTACATCAAGCTGCGCTATGACGTTACCGATGGCACCCACGCCGGGCGTGTGATCTTCGGAATGGTCACTGTGCGCAATCCCAACGCCAAAGCCGAGGAGATCGGCCGCCAGCAGCTGGGCAAGCTCATGCGATCCATTGGCCTGGAGACGGTATCCGATACCGACCAGCTGATTGGCGGCGTCATGCAGGTCAAGGTGACGATCCGCCAGTCCGAAGAGTACGGCGATCAGAATGAGATCAAGGACTGGAAAGCGCTGGCGGGTGCAGCTCCCTCTGCGCCCCCGGCTCCGCCCTCCGGCGGCCTGCCTTGGAGCAAGTAATGGCCACCCTGCCTCAGCCCATCAACACCCTCGCGGCGTTGATTGACCAGCACCACGAGGCAGTGAGCGAGCGCCCCCGATTCCACATGGGGGCGTCAGCTCTCGGCCATCATTGCGACCGCTGGCTCTGGCTCAACTTCCGCTGGGTGGTGGCTCATGGCCGACATGAGGGCCGTGGGGATTGTGTTCGGCGAAGCCCAGGCGCACGTCGACTTCGGCGGGTTCGTTCGAGGGAGCGCCGATGCCGTGATCGAGAGAGGCGTGCCCGGCTCGGAGAGGAAAAGACACGTCGCCGAGTTTAAGACGCACAATCGGGCCAGCTTTAAGTCCTTGGTGAAGGATGGGGTCAAGAGGTCAAAGCCTCAGCACTGGGCACAGATGCAGGTTTATATGCTCGGCCTCGACATTGACCGGGCGCTGTATGTGGCCGTGTGCAAAGACGACGACAGCTTGTACTCGGAGCGCGTCCGGCTCGACATCGAGGCCGCCGAGTCGCTGGTGGAGCGCGGGCAAAGGCTGTCACTCGATGATCGCCTGCCGCCGCCTATCTCTACTGATGCCACGCATTGGCGCTGCAAAATGTGCCCGGCGCATGGGTTTTGCCATGGAAAAGTGGAGCCGAATCGCTCGTGCCGGTCCTGCAGGTGGGCTAGGGCCAAGGACGACGCCACCTTCTATTGCGAACGGCACGGCGGAACGATCCCGCGCAGCTTCGAGCCGAAGGGCTGCGAGCAGTGGGAGGTGATTGAGGATCTAAAGGAGGAGAACCGATGAAGCTTTGCGTAGCATTTTCTGGCGGCAAAACGTCCGCATTCATGGCTCGGTGGTGCCAGCAAAACGCGCACAAGCATGGATTCACTGAGCTCCGCTTTCTCTTTGAAAACACTGGCCAAGAGCACGAGAAAACGCTGGAGTTTGTGGATAGGTGCGACCGCGAGTGGGGGCTTGATCTCACATGGATCGAAGCCGTTGTGCACCATGGGGAGCGCAAGGGGAGCACGCATCGGGTGGTCGACTTCGCCACGGCGTCCCGAGACGGCGAGCCCTTCGAGGAGGTCATCAAAAAATACGGAATACCCAATCACGTCGCCAAATTCCTCTGCACTCGTGAGCTCAAGCTCAATCCAGAGCGGTCAATGCTGAAGGAGTGGGGCTGGGAGGATTGCAGCAAGGCGGTAGGCATTCGCGTCGATGAGATTGATCGAATGATGCCTGATGCAAAGCAGAAGCGTGTCGTCTATCCCTTGATCTCTTGGCAGCCAATGGACAAGGCAGCAATCAATCGTTTTTGGGATCGCCAACCCTTCACGCTTGAGATTGACCCCCTGATGGGGAATTGCGTGACCTGCTGGAAAAAAACCGAGCGCAAGCTTCTCACCATTGCCCAGCGCGAGCCCCATAGATTCGATTTCAATCGTCGCATGGAGCAAAAATACGGAAGAGAGGATCGTGCCGTTTTCTTCCGTGGAGAGCGCGGCACGGATGACATCATTGCGCGCTCCCAGGAGCCCTTCACGCCTTGGCGGGAGAATCAGCAGGACGACCTTTTCAGCGATATGGACACCCCGAATGGATGCTCCGAATCCTGCGAGGTGAACTGGTGAGCACAACGTTTGATGCTGAGCTGAAGCGCTATCTATCGCGAGACATCGATTTGCAGCACCGGCGGCTGGAGCGGATTCGCTACCTAAAGACCGGCGAGCCGTACCAGAATCAGTACGAAGAGCGGGTCAAGTGGCGCCAGGAGGTGCCTTATAACGTCCGATTGGACGCGCCGGCTTTTCCCGCGACGTGGGACATTTTGCCGGTGTATTTTTGATGGCGCAGCAAAGTGCAACTTGTAAGGATTTCTTAACGGTTCGAAAGGGAGAGGAGTGATTGAATCCAGCACTATTTTTGCAGCATCGTTGGATTTTCGTGGCATCAGGCAATCGAAAAAGCAAATGGAGATCTAGAAATCAATGCTCCGAGACTATCAAAAACGCGCCATTGATAGCCTTTATCAATGGTTCCGATCAAACCCGGCGGGCCACCCGATCCTTGAGCTCCCCACCGGGGCGGGGAAGAGCCACATCGTGGCTCACTTGTGCCGCGACATCATGGCCGAGAACCCGCGCGCCCGCGTGCTCATGCTCACGCACGTCAAAGAGCTCATCGAGCAGAATGCGGGCAAGCTCCGCGAAGCCTGGCCCAATGCGCCCATGGGGATCTTCTCGGCCGGGCTCGGCCGCAAGGATGTCGACGCCATCACCTTCGCCGGGATCCAGAGCATTTACCGGCACGCGGATCGGCTGGGCCACACCCATCTTGTTGTCATTGATGAGTGCCACCTCGTGAATAACAAAAAGGACGGCCGCTACCGCGAGCTCATCGACGCGCTCACCGCCATCAATCCCGCCCTGCGCGTGGTCGGCCTCACCGCC